ATGAATAAACACATTAAAACTTTCAAAGAATGGTATAATTCTCTTTCGTCAGAGGAGAAATCAAAGTTTAGAGATTCATTCTTGACGGCTTCAGGATTAAAGTATCCAAGTTTTTATTCAAAATTAGCTCGAGGAGCTTTCTCTCGTTTTGAACAAAAGTTTATTACTGACTATGCAAAGTGTGTGATTGAATTTCCTGAAAGAACATAAAAATTGATACAATGCGATGGAGGCGATGGTAGTAATGATTTTTAATTGATTGAATTATGGCAAAAATAAAGACTAAAAAGTACGAATTTGATAAAAAAGAGATTGAGGTCAATTTTAATTGTTCTTCTTCTGGAGTGTTTAGTACAAATTTACCTCGTGCTATTCAAGAGAAATTAGGTTTAGATATTCAGATTGTAGGGAATAGTTTAAAGGAAATTGAGGGTATTTTAGACCAGGCGTTTTTAGATTATAAGAATGCACGTACGTCATATAGGTTATTAATTGCGATTTGTTTTGGAGCTAATGGTGATTTTACAAAAAATCAAGATAATACCTATAACCTTTGTTTTGATAAAGAGGGTGGGCGTTATAAACTTAACGGTTTCTTCTATGATATGCCATGCATTGGCATAGACTATTCGGTGATTATAGAAGAAAATCGAGATGGCCGGATTTACTATCATAGTACTATTCCTAAAGGTACATTAGCGTGTTTTAATAATTCAGTAACAATAGGGAATTATGTTTCGACAGGAGGAAGTAATTACATGGCTAAGAAGTATAAATTAATAGAATTCAGCGAGGCTGCATTGAAAAATCTCAATTCTATTAAAGAACAACTTCGAAGGGCTTCTGCTTTCCTTATAGAATTGTTGACGAGTGACAAAATGGAAATCATCTTGAGTAATGGAAATTTTAAATTATTAAATGAATAATAAAATGGATGAGAAATATACATATTACACTATTAAGCGAAGAAATCTGCTTCCGGATGAAGAACTAAATAAACTCAGTGCCCGAGGATGGCATCTTGTTTCTTTTGCTGTTATTCGACTTAAAGATGAAGATTGTCTGACAGGATCAGTCGAAGTCCGTGATTATGCTGTATATATTTTTCGCTCACCTAATAAAGATTAAAAATGGAAGAATTTAATACTGATATGGCTAATCTCCTTCAGCAAATGCCAGAAGAATTCACAAAACACCGGCAAAAACTTTTGGACCTTGCAAAAAAATGTGGTTACGACCAAGCCCGGATTTTGCATTTCGACCAGAAAAGCGTAAAACAGTCTATACTTACCGAAAAAACATATGAGGGATGTTTCAAGTTCTATATTTTTTCTGGACTTCTTCCGACTTTAAAAAGGAAAAGAAAGGAATTTGCAATAAACTTACCAATATGCGTTAAAGAAAGGGAAGAAATAATTTTTGTTTTAAAATGATGAAGGAGCTGCAGAAAAACAGTCCGGACAAGTTACGACGTAAGCTGATAAATTTACGCTACCGAATGAAGCTGGCCGGTTACGACTTTAATGACAAAGAGCACGTCTGTATTGTACCGAGAGATGCCAGTAAACGATCACACAAACGAGAATATATCATGAAGGATACATTTCATTATTGTATCCAATTCAGACTTTTAAATTGAGACGATGTTTATAAGCGATGATGACAAAAGGAAGATTTTAGAGATATCCTCCGGAAAACTGGTGGAAGTTATCGGAGAGTTTACCGAATTGAAAAAGCATGGTGGGAGCTGGAAAGGCAAATGTCCGAAATGTGGAGCAGTAGAAGGGCTTGAGATATGTGAAGGCAAACAAGTCTTTAAATGTTTCAAATGTTCAGGGATTAGCGGCAAACGCCCCATCGATTACTTGATGAAAGGCGAGGAATTTTCTTTTCCGGAGGCACTCCAATATTTGGCCGACCATTTTCATATCATTTTATCGGATCCTCCGGTTAAGCCTAAAAAAGAATCAAAAAAAGTCCGGGATAGAGCCAGTAAGACAAAGGAGCAAAGTTTCTGTGCCAGAATGCTGCAGTCTTCAGGATTGAATTTTGATGATGTTACGGCCACAGTATATAAGCGGGATGACAACAAAACCATATTTAAATCTCCGACTTTTTTTCAAGGTACAATAACCCGGATGGGAGAAATTGACCGCTCCGGGGATGATGCCATTATTGCTTACTTTGATCTCGATGGGAATCCGGTCACTTATGAGCTGAAGGATGGTAAAGGGAAACTGACCGGCAAAACAAAGGAATATTACCGAGTCCGTTGGCAGTTTCCGGAAGAACATCTGGACAAAAACGGTAAGCCTTTCAAGTACAAGTCTCCTTCCGGATCCGGAACTCACATTTATATTCCGGAACGGGTCCGGGAAAAATACCGGAAAGGAGAAAAGCTCCCAATTTTGTTTATTCAGGAGGGAGAGAAAAAAGCGGAAAAAGCCAGCAAGCACGGAATTCCTTCAGTCGCTGTTTCCGGCATCCAGAATTTGGGACAAAATTCCCGGCTTCCTGACAGTATCATAAAGCTCATCACAAAGTGCGGTGTTGAAAAAGTAGTCTTCATATTGGATGCCGACTGGAACGATCTCTCTTCGAATATAACAATCAACGAACCGGTAGACAAGCGTCCCCGGCAATTCTTTTATGCCATCCGGAATTATAAAGACTATTTCCGAAGTCTGAGTAACCGAAATTTATTCGTAGAGATATACTTCGGTTATGTTCTTAAAAACGAGCATGGGGATAAGGGGGTGGATGATTTGCTGGCCAATACCCTTGCCGGATCAGAGGATAAGTTGAAGGAAGATATCGACTTTTGCATCAATGAAAAAAGTCTGTTAGGTTCTTATATCCAGCTTCATAAGATCACGTCTTACACCGATTATAAGCTGGAAGAAATCTGGAACCTGCACAATCCACTTGAGTTCGCCCAAAAACACAAAGAGGTGCTGAAGGATCTTCCGGAGTTTTCCATCGGCCGGCACAAATGGCGCTTTAATGAAAAAGGGGAAATCGAGAGCGCTCAGCCGATCGAGCCGGACGAACAATACTGGGAAACGATCGAAAAAGAAGACCGGTATGGAAACAGAAGTAAAACTTACAAATTCCGCTATGGCCGGTGTTTTCAATTTCTCCGGAACCGGGGCTTTGGCCGATACCGGAAATTGGATGGCAGCTTTGAATGGATTAAAGTGGAAAATCCTACAGTCCGGAGTGTTCAGCCTTGGGAAATCCGGGATTATCTGACCGAATTCACGAAGATGGTGGCTCATGAGGACGTTTTGGAAATGATCTATTGTGGAGGGCCGCAGTACCTGGGGCCGGACAAACTTTCCAACCTCCCCTTCATTGAACCAAATTTTGAAACACCGGTACGCGAAAAGCAGATATTTTATTTTTCCGATAAGTGCTGGGAGATTACAGCCGGCCAGATAAAAGAAATTGACTACGCAAACATCACCCATCAAATATGGAATGATGCCAAAAAAGACATCCCAGCAAAGCTCACAACGCCTCTTATAAGCGTCAAAAAAGTCGATGGAAAGTGGAACTATACTATTTCGGACACCGGTAGAGCATGTCACTTCCTGCAGTTCCTGATTAATACTTCAAATTTTACATGGAGAAAAGAACGACTACTTGCTGAAGGCAAGGCGGACATCACACTGGACCCGGCGGAACAGGAGGAAAATATCACGCATTTTATTGCAAAATTGTGTGCGATTGGCTATATGTTGGTCGATTGCAAAGACCGGTCTAACAGCAAAGCTGTAGTCGCCATGGACGGGAAGCAGAGCGAAGTGGGGTCGAGTAACGGCCGTTCCGGAAAATCTCTAATTGGAGAACTTTTCAAGCATGTGCGATCTACAGTTTACATTAACGGGAAAAAGAAAGATTTTGACTCGGACACTTTTCTTTGGAATGAAGTCGTCGAAAAAACAAAAATCGTCTTCATCGATGACCTTCGGCCGAACTTTGATTTTGAATTCTTGTTTGCGAATATTACCGGCGACTGGGCCGTCAATTATAAAGGAGGCGGGAGATGTACTTACCCTTTCAATAAGTCTGCCAAAATATATTTAACGACCAATCATGCGCTGAATGGCGAAGGCTCCTCCTTCAACGACAGGCAATGGCCGATTGCATTTAGCGACTATTACAATGATAATCACAAGCCCATACATGACTTCGGTGTCATGTTTTTTGACGAATGGGACTTCGAACAATGGAATCTGACGTGGAATCTTCTGGCGACTTGCGTACAGCTATATTTGAAGTTTGGATATGTGGAAAGTCCGTCTGAGCGGATCGAGATTCGGAAGGTCCGCCAACTCCTGGGAGAAGAATTTATTGCTTGGGCTGACGAGTATTTTTCTGCAGAATCGAAACGCAATCGGCGTCTCGTCCGGAAAGAAATCTACGACGATTTTCTGAACTACGCTCCGGAACAACGGAAATGGTGTAAAGCTCCGCTTTTCCGAAAGAAGATCGTAAAATATTGTGAGTACCGGGGATATATTTTTAACCCACAGAAGTATGATCCTATAACCGGTTTGCCGTTATTCTTGGATAAAGACGGAAAACCCAATATCGACGATAAGTCAGGCGGGGTAGAATATTTTACCATCGGCGACAAACAGTTTGCGAAAGGACCAGAAATTGATTTTAACAAACCATATATTGAAAAAGATGAGACTCCTTATTAAAGGTTTTTTCCCTTTTGCCCTTCCTAAGTATTGTCTAAAGATACTTGAACAAGATCGAGCGAAAAAACGAGCAAGAGAAACGGGAAACATTTACAAGGAGTGTTAGAAGATGAGCTAATAAAAGAACGTGATAAACAATTTAGAAAACTTTAATTAATGGAAACAAGAAATAAAACAGAGTTTAAAATTTACCTTCTTTACCTGAACATGATGAAGGATCGGGCCGAATCATCCCAGTGCGTCGCTATAGCTGACGATCCGCAAAAAATAATTGACTGGTACAATTCTTTGCTAACAAAACCTTACAGTGATATCGTTGAAGAGTGGACCGGGCCGAAACCTTACCAGAAAATTTTCAGGAAGGATTCTCCTTTAGAGTGGTTTAATCCCATCGGCTCTTTTACTCCGGATCATTTCGGACATGGGATCCGGGAGCAATGGGTCGATGCTGAAGAATTAAGATATCTACAATGTAATAACCTTTGTTTTTTTACAACAGATGCCAACGATCAGACAAACGAATGAAATCGAGATCACGCCGGAGAAGTTTCTCCGGGCCTGTTCCGATAAGGAGTTAAGGGAAACACTTCTCCTTTTGAACACGAAACAATACGCGAGCCGGATTCATTTGGATGATTCGGTTACAGATGTGGAATATAAACTCCGGGACATTTCCCGGGAATTGAAAGAATGTAACGGAAAGCTGTAAGAATTATGGATTTTAGTCAATACCGGTTAAACAATACCAAAGAACTCACGGATCTGCAGGAGAAGTTCGGCGACCGGTTTGATCCTTTCTTCTATGCTGTCTACAAACTACTGGATGACTTAGGAGAAGGGAAATCCTTTGACATTGAGGTGAACGTTCATCCGGAGAACCGGGAACTATTTATAAAATGTGCTTGTTTTTATATATGGGATCGGAACCGGACGAGAAAGACTTTTGATGCTTGGGTAGAATTTACAAATGACTACAAACATATCCGGAAAATGGAATCTTGTTACCCTACAGTTTTTCACAAAAAGCGTAAAGGTCCCCAATCTACAACAGTATAAAGATAGGGATTTTTATTTAATTATCAAATCTTTACGATACAAAAATCATGAAAAAAACGAATAAAATATACGTAGCCGTTTCTCCGGATAACGATATCCGGGCCGCAATGATAAAACAGATTATTGTTGACCTGGGATTTGCCCGTACCCCTTCAGATGCAGCCAAACTGATCCGGGGTACTCCTTACGATACAGACTTCGCAAACGCCTATTTCGTTTTTGCTGACATTTATAATTTTCGGGATAGTAATATTACAACACAGAAGCTATATGAAATGGCGGCACGGGGTTTTGCAGTGGTTGTAGGAGTAAAGAAACTACCAGCAGAGCATGAGTTTTTGTGTACGGCATTTTATCCGGAGGATTTCTCCCGGCTTTAGCCGGGCCATTCCCCTCGGCTTCCCCAAATTCCTTGAAAATAAAAAATCGTACGGAGGTGCAGCAAGGGGGCGAAGGGCTCCAAAACAAAAGGATATACATATATTCTTTTTTTTATATTCTTTCTTTTAAAAAATACCCCTATAAAAAATAAGAAAAAAAAGTGTGCAACCGTGCGAAGGGTCGTAAAATGTGACTGATTTTGTTGTTTTTCAAACAATTACGAATGCACGGTTTTTGCACAAATTTGTACTATTCGCACAAAACAGGCACTGAACCGTTTTTTGTACCCTGCACACTTCCGGTGGACGGCAATTGTGCAAAATCGTACAGTCTTAACTTATTGATAATCTTTTCAAAATTTATAAAATAGGGAATAAATGCACTTTTGCACTCTTTTCAGTATATGATTTCCAAAGGTCCATTGCTAAGTAGATACGAATAAATATTTTCGCGCTACGAAAGTTATATAATTATTTGATTTTTAATTATATAATCATTAATTTTAATGTCAAAAACTTATATTTATTCATGGCCGTAACGACAAAAATTCAGGTAAAGGATTATTTGAAGGAGTACATTATTGGTAAATTCAATAATTGTGTAGATGGCCCGGTACGTTTTCCGGATGCACTGGATTTGTATCATGTGATCTGGGATCTTCTGGAGAAACGATCGGTAAATGCCATCGACACCGGTAATCTGGAGATTATTCTTCCAAAAAGAGATTGTGGAAAAGCTCCTGAAGTATATAATTATCTCGGGATCCGCTCGCAGAAAGTAATTGAACGGCGGATTAATACCATGATGTGGGCTGAGCTGCATACGCTGCTTGACGAAAATAAACATGAGCATGGTATAAACTACATTTTGAGTGTTCACTATTTTATGCGGATGTATGGTATCGATTCCATCAGCGAAGATGCGTTTCTGAAAAATTTCTATCGGTGGCGGGATAAAATCAGGAGAAAAAGCAAAAAAAGAGCTTATACCCGATAATTTTTTCAAAAAAATCAATCCGGCAAGTGTACCGATTTGTCCGGAAAATGACGGAAAAATAAAGTAACAGAAAAATTAGAAATTAAGATGATGGATCAGCTTGGGAATAAAATATCAATGGCCTTGTCTAAAGATATCCTCTGGGTGCATAAAAATCAATGCCGGGCTTTCGCCGAAAACAAGTTTTATTCCTTCAAAACGAACGATATCGAAATCGAACAATCTCCTGAAGAAGAAAATTCAGCGACGATTTATACCCAAACTACAACGTTACTGGTTACCATGAGCGAGGCCGAGAGACAACTCTTCCATAATCAAGATGTAATTATCAAACTTACTACTCTCCGGGGAAAAGAAATTATATGGGGAACCAAACAATACCCGGTACATTGCCTTGCACTGCCGAATTTAGACAATGTCAGCCTTAACTTATCCTGTAAAACTCCGGAACCGCTCCAGTATTAGCGAGTCCTTTTCTACCCCTCTGTGAACAACCACATTTGCATAACCAACACAGAAGGTTATGCATACTATTTTCACAGAATCACTTCCTATCATAAACAGTAATCTCTTTATCACAAAAGATGCGCTCAGAAACCATCTTTTGCTGATGAATTCTTATTCCCAGATGTCGGCGGAAACTCTTATTCCGCAATACAGAGATATTACTCGAAAAGTTCTCCAAACTCTTCAGCAACAAACTTCGATCACACTTACAATGGATTACAGCGATAGTACGCTCGATAATGCCATTGCTTTCCATCGTATTTGTGGAACAATTTATTACGATTTTTGCCAGTGGTATTTTTCCACAAAAACTTTCATGAGAGAAGTTCAGGAAGCTGAGAGCAATCCCGGGATCTTAGGTCATCTCATTGTAGTTTCCTCCGGGGGTGGAGAATCTTATAGTATTCAGAAAGCAGTAGATATTCTTGCCGGCTGTGAAAAGCCGGTCATCGTACTTACAGAAGGTGTGATGGCTTCTGCAGCACTGTATCTTTGTTTACCTGCAGACAAAATTTACTGTTCAACAAATTTCGATATCGTCGGTTCTATCGGAACAATGATTGCTTACTGGGACATGGCTCCTTATCTCAAACAATTAGGCATAAATTTGGTGGAGGCCTATGCGACTGAATCTACCCACAAAAATAAAAAGTACGACGATTTGGAGAAAGGCAAGAAAGACGAGTTTATAAAAACCGTACTGGATCCTCTGCAGACGGCCTTCCGAAGTTCTGTGGAAAAATACCGCCCCGCTACTCTCCAAGCTCCGGAGGAAGCTCATGTTTTTAATGGAGAAACTTGGTTTGCTCAGGAAGCCATCGAATTAGGCCTTATCGACGGCTTTAATAAAAACTTTTCAGAGTGTGCAACTGAAGTTTATAACCTTGGAATGAAGCACAAAGAACGAATCAGTACCACCCAAAAATTATACACATTAATCAACGATTAATTATGAAGAAATTTAAAAAAATCTTTCAGGCCATTCTGGCCGAACTCGGATTGATTGACAAAGCAAAAGCTCAGAATCTTTCCGACGAAGACTGGGATAACATTGCTCAGTCTTATAAGCAAAAGACTGGAAACGACTTCTATTCTGATGCTACGATGTCAGAGGAAGACCGGCAGCGGATTGAAGCTCATGACCGTGCGCTGCAACTCTTGAATGACGGGGATGACGAAACAGAGGTGGAAAGAGCCGGGGATGATCCGGAAGGATCCGCCACTCCCGAGGTCCAGCAAGAGGATAAAACTGCCACCCTTCCGAAAAAGGTAAAACAGCTCCAGACAAAAGTTCAGAACTTACAGAAACAGAACCGAACTTTGTCTCAGGAAACAGAACCGGATAATGTCCGTCAGGAACGGGTTGTGATTGCCGGTTTGGGCGGTGCACATACACCGAAATTTGCTTTTGGGATCGAACATCCTATGTTTGATGCTGGAAAGCGCTGGAACAAAGTGGCTATGCGTCAACAACTCAATACCGAACCAGACGACGAAGATTTTTCTGCTTTCCAGGCGGAAGTGAAAAGTTACGGAAAAAGAGTGTGTGCCCGCATGCAGGAACTTCACCAGATGGGAGTTTTCAACAAAACTGCACTGCAGCAAATCGACTATTCCCATCTGACTGAAGCTGGTTTGGGGGAACAGTTTGTAGTTCGGCGTACTGATGCTTTGATCGCCCGGATCATCTCCCTGCCTTCTGTGTACCACATCTTCCCTCTTCGCTCCTATGTTCAGGACAAAGAACTTATCACCAACGCCTTTTTCGACGAGTACTCTCAGGCATATCAGGAAGGTGAGATCTCTAAGGGCGGGGCTGAACTTGTTCCTGAAATGGCCCGAGTGGACGATGCAATGTTTAAACACCTGTTCAAGTCCATGAAGTGGATCGAACGCCAGTATATCGGTTATTTGAACACCAATGGCTCGGATCCGACGAAGTGGGGTATGATTGAATGGATGATTTTGAACATTGCCACCGTTTTGAACAATGAACGGAATGTACGTGCCATCCGTGGCTGCCGTGTGGAACCGGAAAAAGGGAAAAACGGACATTTCCTGAATAGTTCTACGGGGATCCTCTACCGGTTGCTTTCATACATCGAAGATAACAAGATCCTTCCCTTTGATGATGATGCCTATACAGACTACAACCCCACAAACATGGTTGATGTCGTGGAAAACTTTGTAGAGGAAACTCATCAGTGTCTGGAAACGCTGCTGGGCAAAGCGATCTATCTAAACGAAAAGCACAAACCTTGGTACAAACAGTCTTTCCGAAAGAAGTACGGCGAACAAACGGATTTCTCTGACGGCATTAAAGTGATGAACTATGATATCGATATCGTTTGGGTTCCGAACATGGGTAGTTTGAAATTCATCTTTATTCAGGACCGGGGGAATCTCCAGTGTCTGGAAAATGTACCGGGAGAGATGTTCGGGGTGCGTTTTGAACAACGGTTGGAAAGCGTTTGGGCTTATTCCGTTTGGAAAGAAGGAACCGGAGCTGCTTATGCCGGTAAAAAATTTGATTCTCTCGATGCTTTAAAAGCGGATAAACGAAAGAATCAGGTTATCTTCATCAATAAACCGACCACCAAGCTGGCTGCAGATGCTACTACTGCAGATGCAACGAAAAATTTCTGGTTTATCACTTCTGCCAATACAAAAGCTACTGCTTTGACCGATATCACCGGAGCTGAAGCCGGCGTTGTCTACAAGGTTGAAATCGGAGCTACCGGAAATACGACAACAATTGCCAATGCTGGGAAGTTCGAAAACCTGAAATCGGCATGGAATCCCACAAAAGTAGGTGATTGGATTAAAGTGTTGTATGATAAGGATACAGACAAGTTCAAAGAAGTAGAACGGAGCATTTAAACGTACGGTATCATTCCGGATTCCCGGAATGATGCTTTTATTAACTTTTAAAATTGTAAACGATGAGAAATTATAAATTAAAATTTAACCGACGTTTAGTCCTGATCTTCTCACTGGGCTTTGTAGTACTCGGTATGGTAGCCGTTATCCTGTTTATGCAAATGGGAATGGATCTGACGGGTTCTTTATATGTTTCCGGCAGTGGAACTTCCTACGCCCTCATGGCAGCGGTAGGCAATATTGATCGCGTTAGTGATAAAGAAACTTCCGGTTATCAGATATCCGCCCGGCTCTGGCTGATCGACGTGGATGGTCAGGTGGATGATACAGTACCATTTCCCCGGGCAAATGCTGCCGGAGAAGTAACTACCATTCCTTTAAAGACCGGAGAATTTATGCACTATTTCGATGTAATTGATGATACGATCTCAGATAGTAGCAAAGGAGAAAAGGGAGATATCACTACCGTCGTTACGAATACGCTCGAATTTACGCTTGGTGGTTTCCGGCGAAATATCCAACGCTTTATGGAAGACCATCCCGGTGGCCGATTCCTGATTATCTACCAAATGAATGATGATGAGTCGTATTATATCATTGGCACGGCGCTGAAGCCTATGTTGTTTAAATCTTTCGAGCGCGTAAATAAAGACAGTCGTTCTGTGAAGATGACGTTCGAAAACAAATCCTTCCAGCAGCCTCAGAAATATATCGGTTCTATTATCCGGGATGAACCTGCTGTACTGGCAGCCGATGCTGCAGTGCTGAATGTGCTGGCCAACAAAAACCAATATACGACCGGCGCCAACACAGTAGAAACAAAATTAACCGGAGTAGCCGGACTGGCTGAAGCTGACGAAACCCGTATTATCGAAATTATTGGTTCCGGCGGCGCTCATCCTACCATTATCGAGGACGGCGCAAATTTCGTATTGAAGAATGCTGTCGCTTGGACTGGAAACGCAGGTTCCCGGATTTCCTTCCGCGTACTGGACAAAGACACCTTGGTAGAAGCATCCCGCATCCAGACTGCCTGATTTTATATTCTTTTTTGTGTGAATCCCCGGCATATCGCCGGGGATTTTTATGGTCTGATACAGATAGCTAAATAAAGCTAAAAATCTGATTTTCAACATATTATCTTTGCAAAAGACTTGCGTGTTCCACAACTAAGTAGCACCTTTGTAATACAATAAAGAACCAGTAAATCAATAAGTTATGGAACAGCAAATACAAAACATTTTAGCGCAAGACACCACCAAGACAAACAAAATCAAACAGCTCATTCAGCTTGGATTAACCCGGAAACAAATAGCTCAGCTTGTAACAAATGGTAACTACGGCTTTGTTCAGAATGTTTACGCCAAAATGAGAGCACAAGGCTTGTTAAATCATCTTGGAACGATGATCGCGGTTGCCGCGACTTTCACCAGACGTTTTGGAGTAGAATTCGAAGCCTACAACGTTCCGATGGAAACCCTAAACAACGCCTTAAACCGGGCCGGGGTCAACTGCAGGGTTGAAAGTTATAACCACCAGGATAGCGAAACAAGCTGGAAAATTGTATCCGATGGTTCTCTTCGCGGCGACGACACTTTCGAGCTGGTTAGCCCGATTTTAAAAGGAGAGGCAGGAATTCAGGAGCTGGAGAAAGTTTGCAGGGTACTGAATGAATGCGGTGCGAAAGTAAACAAAAGCTGCGGAACACACGTTCACATGGATGCGCAAGGAATGCCACTGCAGACTTGGAAAAATATCTACAAAAATTACGCAAGACTTGAAGATGTCATTGACGCTTTTATGCCAGCAAGCCGAAGAAATAACACTTACTGCCAAACTTTTAGAAATTATACTAACTTAGAAGCCAAAATTGACGCTGCCCAGTCATTAGATGATATTGCCAGCATTTTTGGCCACGAACGTTATTATAAAATTAATCCGGTTTCCTATTCCCGGCATAACACCTGCGAATTCCGGCAACATAACGGTACGGTAGAATTTGAGAAAATAAGCACCTGGGTTCGGTTTTTGAATAACCTGATCGATTATTCCGCCTCCCACCTTATTAACCAAGCAACCTTGGAAAACTTAAGAGAATTTAATAACGAAGAGATCGTAAATTATTATAAGACAAGAACCACTAAATTTGCAAGAAGATGAAATATGAATTAAAAGACGGAGGCGTTATCGACGCCTCCACTCCAGAGGAGTTTTTAACACAATTACGGAAATCAAGTCGTTTTGACAGTGAATGTTCGGATGAACAATACATGAAAAACTTTGCTGAACGTTTTAAAATTCAAACCAACTTGGAACTTGAAACCAGCTCTCCGGAAGCGTTTCTGGAGGCTTTAAAAAAGACAGATTTTATAACAAATATTTGTTGATCAGATAAGTTCTTTATTGTAAAAGCTCCGGTTATCCGGGGCTTTTTTTATGTCCTTCAGTTTGCAATGCAGAAAAAAAATCTTTGCATTATTAAAACTTAAGCGAATATGGAATTCAAAGAAAAAAACAGAACAGCCCGGGAACTTGCTTCCCATGAGTTTATTGAAAAGGACCGGAACCTGCTGGAATCAATCCACCCCGGCCATGATCTTTTATCGCGTTGTACCATTGCTTCCAGAAGGGAAACCTTGGACAGTGAGATTTTATACGTTCTATTGGATGTGTTTACGCCGGAAGAAATTATCAACAACCGGTATGATGTCAAGGGACACACTCTTTCCTCGGGGAAAAATCCAACTTCCCCGGAAAAACCTGAACTCTCAAAAAAAAAATCACGAAGGAAGAAGAGTATCCAAAAATCAACTGGACACGCCTCGAAGACGAAAACATCCAAAAAGCAGTCCTGATCTACAACGATCGTGTAAATTCTTACCGGCGAATGTCAGTTATTGACCAAATGCTGGATACTCATCCGACTGAGGATTTGGTGGAGGAACTGGCCGAACTCCGGATCCGGAACCTGCTATGCTTCGAGGAACTGGAAGCGTTTAATAATACGGGGAAGTTTGTGTGCAAACATCCTCTGGTACAGCAGTACTCCTTACACGCAATACTTACCGACCTCCTACGAAATGATCCCGACAAATTTTTGAAAGAATACCGGAACACAGCAAATAACGTGAGCCGGTATCAAAGCTACCTGAAGACAAAGCCGGCTTCCGAAAAAAATAAAGAAAAATGGGAAGCTCAGCTTAAAAAACATCAGGACCGTGCTTTTATAATGACTGAAATCTTAGAAAAAAATGGAAAATAAAACAATCATAGTCTATAATTTAGGGAATCTTCCCACTGCAGATGTTGACGAATTTCTGGACCTGCAGGAAGATTTTAAAATATATGATCCCGAACTCAATAAAAAACTTCAGAATTTAATCCTCACAAGGGGATTCAAATATGCTTTCCTAACATGGGTGGATCCGGATGGAAAAAAGTGGATCATCGATGCTCACCAGCGTAAACGCGCTCTTCAGGAACTCCGGAAAGCCGGATATAAAATACCGCTCATTCCCTATCAGCCTATTCAGGCAAAAGACAAACGGGAAGCTGTAGAGGAAATTGCCGCCTTGAACTCGGATTTTGCAATAAAAAATCCGGACACGCTGCTGTTTGAAAAGTATAACATCACCGTGGAGGATCTCGGTAGTCTTTTCAATCTGGATTTTATGCGGATGGACCTGGGGACGGAAAGTGTGGATCCCAACGCTCCGTCCAATCCAGCAGTTTATCAGGACGACTACGAAGAACCGGAGGAAATCGAAACCGATATCCAGTTGGGTGATCTTTTCGAGTTCAAAATCGGGAACCTTCGCCACCGGCTTTTATGCGGGGATAGTACCAGCAGCGAAGCGGTAAATAAACTGCTGGATGGGAAAATACCGGTCATTTTGGTGACGGATCCTCCGTACGGGGTCAACTATGATCCGAACTGGAGAGCCAAAGTCGGTAGCAAAATCAAATCAACGCTGAAAGTCGAAAATGACGACAATCCGAACTGGTTTGAGGCTTATTGCCTGTTTCCCGGCGACGTAGCTTACGTTTGGCACGGCGCTTTATTTTCGCACGTTTTTGCCTTCGATTTGGAAAAGGCCGGTTTCCAGTTGGTGAGTCAAATTATCTGGAATAAAAATTCTGGCGCCATGTCCCGGGGAGATATTCACTGGAAACATGAGCCTTGCTGGTACGCCGTCCGGAAAGGGAAAAAACACAACTGGCAAGGCGCCCGGAATGTATTTTCAGTGTGGGATATTCAGAATCTTTCTTGCAAGAGCGTGCGGGAGCGTGAAGGGGTTTCCGGCCATGGAACTCAGAAGCCGATCGAATGCATGGCCCGACCCATCATGAATAACAGCATGATTAATGATATCGTGTATGATTCCTTTATCGGATCCGGCACGACCATGGTGGCCAGCCATCAACTTCACAGAAATTGTTATGGCATGGATCTCAATCCCAAATGCTGCCAGATGGTCGTCGACCGGATGAAGAAACTATGCCCGGCGATTGAAATTTATAAAAACGGAATTCAGATATGATTTACGATGAAACCATATTACGGAAGATTACCAACTTCAGTGCTTTGCAATATAGTCCAGAGCGGATTTGTTTCCTGATCGGTTTAACCGGTCAGGAATCCTACCAGCTTTTAATTGATATAAAGACTCCTGACACCGAACCGTGGCGGGCCTACAATCGGGGAAGTGCTGTCGGTGACTATAATATCGACGCCGCGCTCATGAAAGCCAGCGAAACGGGAGACGTAATGGCAGAAGCAACGCTCCGGGAGCGGCAGGATAAACGAAAAATCGAAGATTTAAAGAGAGAACTGTTTGGATTATGAGCCTGTTAGAATCTTTGCAACTGCTACCTCCGGAGATGGTAGACACGTTTTTGAAAACAAGACGTGGAGACGGGATCCCGGAAGAACTGAAGGAATACATTATTCACCTGAACGCCGTTCCAGCCATTATGCATCACACCGGCGCCAGCATGACACGGGTAGTCCGGGAACTGCAGAAGCAGTTTCCCGGATTAACTTTTGCCACGGCCCGCGAACGTTATTACGATGCGATGAACTTTTTCCATGTCGATGACAATATCTCTGCAGAGGCGTGGGACAATTATTACGCCGACAAGATGGAGGATCTGGCACGGCTCTGTATTGCAGAGAGCCGGTATGATGTTGCAAAGAGATGCTATGACCGTGCCCATGAGCTGAAGACCATGGCCGCCGGCCGGATCAAACCGGATGAGTGGAAAATTCCGGTATTTATTGTCAGCAACCGGATCAAACCTGAGGCTCTTGGATTCAAAAAGAAGTCGTTGTATGATATTGCCCGGAAGAGTGAGGCTGGTTATTACAACAGCATTATTAATTCTCTGCCGGTTACAGAGGCGGAAAAAGACCGGCTCCGGCGCGAAGCTGATATTGAGGACGTAGACTTTGAAAATATAGAAAATGACAGTGAATAATACAGCAGAACTGGAAGAAATATATTACAATGCGATGCAGCTCAATGCTGAGATCGTTGATTCCAATATACTGATTGTGGAAGGTGGCCGTGGTGTTGGAAAAACGGAAGGAGTATTAGGCCCTCGAACCATGCGGGTAGCCGCCGATATTCCCCGGGAGACATCCGTATTGGCACACAAAACTTATGTTGCCCTACTTAGTAACATTGTACCCAACTTGATTGCATATTACAATAGTCCCAGGGGAAAAGACGAAAAGCCACTTCTCCGGGAGGGAATTGATTTTGTCATTGGGGAAAAGGACCTGCCGAAACATTTTCAAAAACCCCGGTTTCCGGTACAACATCCGGAACATACGATTTTTTATGCGAACGGCCACAATATCCGATTAGTGGCTACCGATCAGCCGGATGCGATTGCCGGGGCAAACATTGTGCATGCCTACATCGAAGAAATGAAGCACAATAAAGGGGAAAAACTAAAAACGAGAATTTTCCCAGCAATGCGTGTGGGGCGGCTTACACAGGGGCAAGGTATGAATAATATGCAAAAGTCACCTTATTATCAAGGGGTAACGGGCATATCCGACTCGGCCCGGATATCACTGGGCGAGGATTCATGGTTTTATGAGTATGAGCAGCAGATGAATCAGGATCTGATCGATGAGATCGTGACCGTTTCTTTGCACATTCATGAAGCACTTTACAATATTGAACAAGGGAAAGATGTAGTATCCATGAGGAAAAGAGTGTCTAAATGGACGCCTATCCTGCGGGAAATGCGAGCTGCTGCAGTCTATTATCAACGGGTATCCACTTTTATTAATAAAGAAGTTTTAGGGACGAAATATTTTGCCACACAAAAGAAAATCCTAACACCAGACGAATTTTTAACTTCAATTTGTGCCGTTCGGGAAAAAAAGGTTTCCAATATGTTCTTCCCGAATTTCCGGGAAGATATACACGTCTTTGAAGACGGATACAAGTATGAGATTATAATGAAGTTTAACCTTAAAGACTCTTTTACAGTCACTTCCGAATATTTAAAATACTACGATCCGGATGCTAAGCTGGAACTGGGATTCGACCCGGGGAGCTTTGCCAGTTTCGTGGTCGGTCAGGAAAAGAAAAAACAAAATGAATACCGGGTTTTAAAAGAGTTTTATGTATATGCCCCGGAGGACTTGCCGGATTTGGCCCGTAAATTTAATAGCTATTTTACTTCCCGCCGGAACAGGCATATCGACCTTTATTATGACCGTGCCGGAAACCAGAAAAAAAATAAACAAAAATTACAGCTCACCGCCGCCAAAGAATTAAAAGCCGAACTGGAGCGCTACGGCTGGAGTGTTCGTCTCATGAATGAGCGCCAGCGGACAATTTACCATTGGGAGCACTATAAATTAAACTCCCGGCTTATGGCTGAATCTGAGCGGAATTTACCCCGCATCCGGATTGACGGAAACGAATGCCCGAATTTAGTATCGGCCATTCAGCTTTCCCCCCGAAAAGAAACAAATGGAGATATAGAACTGGACAAAAGTTCTGAAGTTAAGATTCCGATTAATTTGCAGGCCGGTTTAAGTACACAGATTCCATCCGCTTTCCTGTACCTTATTTTTGGCAAGTATGAACGTTATTTGCCGGTCGGGGCTGGTGGTGTACCTGCTTTACCTGAAAATGTTGAATAAAGCCCTAAAATAGCCTTGTTTAAGGGCAAAAATAACAATGTTTACCTCTTTTTGTCAGTGAAAACTTTGTTTTTGTCTTGATTTTTAATCTTTTGACCGTCATAGGGTCGAAAAAATATGAAAAAAACGGGATGCCGGCCCCGTCACGCTAAGTCTTTTTTGTGCAAGGCAGGAGGTCGTTTTCTTTGGAAATATGACGGCAGTCCACATTCTCTGGGGGTTTTCTGTTTGTGCATAATTGATGCCAGCCCCGCAAAGGGTCTGCAACGAAAAACGAATGTTGAGCTCCTTTTTTATAAGTGTTTGCCTTTGCATTGCAAATCTTTTGTCCTTTCCCCTCGGTACTCATTCTCTTATTTTCGCTACCATGGAAACAGTAAATGGATATGAAGCATTAAAAACGCTGGAGGAAATCTCCCGGGCCGGCGGTCGTTTTACAATAGCTTTCTTCAAATACTCCCGGGCTAAGAAGAAGGCCACAGCAACCCTGAGAACTATTGAAGGTTGCCGGGTCCGGGCACAACTCCCCCATGAACGTTTTGAAATTGATGGTGATAATTTTTTTCTGTTTGAAGATGCCGACGGCAATCCGAAAGCCTGTTATAAGGTACTGATCCGGTTCATCGGGTTGCCCGTCGACAACTTCAAATTAACTAAAGTCAATTGGTTTAACAATGAATGAGATAATTAAACGTTATGGTAATATTGGGTACGTGAACGATGGTACTCAGACGTTCACTTTCCAGCTTGGAGACAGCTCAAAGCCGGAGTTTTCGAAGCCGTTTTCTTTGCTTGGGAACCAAACGGCCGTACCCATATTGCGCTCCGGAAACTACCGGGTCCTCTCGTATGGACAAAATAACTTAGAGCCTAACGAAGTAAAAGAGATGATCTCTCGCAACCGGTTACTTCCGGAACTGATCGAAAAACAAATCAGAATGCTCTACGGCCAAGGCCCAGTTCTCTTTATTGTAAAAACTTTGGGCCGGGAAGTATCACGGGAGTTCTGTCAGGATCCGGAGATCATGGACTGGTTAGACTCATGGAAAGAATCCGGTCTTCAGGATAATTATAAGACATACTTAAACAAATGCATACGGTCTTTTTATTTTGACGAAGGTATATTTACCCGGTGGAGATTTAATAAATCCAGAAGGATTGGCGGGACTCAGCCAGTAGCCGGCTTGGAACATCTTAGTTCTACCCGCTGCCGGTTTGCCAGTAAATTTGAAGTGGATCCCTACAATTACGAAGACCGGGACTTTCAGCTTGTACTCTTCGGTGACTGGCAATTTGCAGTTCCTATAAATTTTAAGATTTATCCCCGCTTTGATTTTACCAATCCGTTTGCCTACGGTTCCTGCATCAATTATGCAAAAAATCCGAGTCAAGGCGAGGAAGTTTATGCTTTCAATAAGTTTTATCGGGGAATAAAAGAATGGATAAAAGGTTCTAATCTTACGCCTTTGTATATTAACGATTATCTTGAGAACGCTTTTTCTGCCAGATTACACGTCATTATTCCTTACACCTGGGTAGAGAGTAAACGGCAAATGCTTCAGGAACTCTGCGATAAAAATGCGGAATTGGAAGAAGCCGGCAAAAAACTTCTGACTGTAAAGTTCGGTGAAAATGAGATTCTGGAAATCGGTACAGATTTCAATGAAAATATACTAAACAAGTATATTAACATGGAATTGGCCCGGTTTAGCCGGTTCCTTTCCGGACCCGGTAAAAACCAAGGAAAAATATACTCCAGTTACAGCTACATGACCGCCGACGGGAAACAGGATCGCTGGATTATCGAAGAAGTACCGCAAAAATACAAGGAATATATCGAAGGATTAACCAGCTACGACAAACGTGCTGACGAAGTGATGCTTTCGGCCAAGGGGATTGATTCTTCCATTTCAAATATCAGTAAAGACGGAGTAATCTCAAAATCCGGTGCCGATGCCTACTATAATTACATGATCTACTTGAGTAACTTAGCCATTCCGGAAGAAGTGGTAACCAGCGACATTAACTATGCCATCAAACTGAATTTCCCGGAAAAATACCGGCAAGGCTTCCGGATCGGTTTCTACCGGCCGGTCGTTCAGCGCCAGCAAGAAGTTCCTCCGGCAGACAGACCTGCAAATAATCAACAGCCATGAATCAGTTTTTTACAGACATTTCAGAATTGTGCGAATATGCTCCCGGAGTTGATTCGTCGATTGAACTCATTACGCTCAAACCGTCTTTCCGGACGTCCCGGCAGAAGATTGCAGAGATGGTTACCCAACCGGTATGGGACAAAGTCGCTGAAGAGAAGACTGAAGAATTGTTCGAGAGTTTTCTTTCGGCAATTGCGAACCGGATGATGTACGAACATTCTATCTTTTTAGCGGTGGCAAAAAATGCCGGCGAACAGAAACTTTACAAGTACCAGCACGAAGAAATCAAAGATACCTACGTGTCAAACTTCTGGGCTGCTATGAATAGTATCTTGCAGTACCTTGATTCCCATCCAGATTACGCCGGATGGCAGGACTCGAAACATTATAAAGACCGACAAAAACTCATTATCAAGTCGGCAGAGGAGTTCGACCATTATTATGCAATCGACTCGTCGCCTTATTTCTATTACAAAGTACAGTTCCTGATCCGAAAAATTTATAGCGATGAGATTAAAAGCCGGGTAAAGAAAATATCATTGCTTCAGGAGGAAACTGAATTTGCCTACAAGGTTAAACGGGCACTCTGCTATCACGTCATGGCCGAAGCCGTGATGACGTTCGATCTGACGGAGTTACCCCGTTCCATCCGGTACGATTTTAATCATGAGTACGAAAAGACCGGTTCTATCCCCCAGAGTCGGGAAAAGCTGAACGACTACTTCATGAAACAGGTTTTAGCTTGGTATAAAGCCATCGAAATGGAGATATCGCTGGCAAAAGAATCTGTTGATATTGAAATTTCTGACAATAAAGAAAAAAATAAATATTACTTCATATCATGATTGAAATAAAAAATTATAAACTCCCTTCAAAATGGGAGGAATTTTCCCCGGAAGAGTTTCTTACGGTAGCACGGTATGTTTCTTTGTTCACCGAAGGCGCTTTTACTGTTCAACAGACGAAAATACACCTATTTTGTGCTTTAACTAATTTCAGAATTGAACGTTTAAAACCTAATCAACGTCAAAAATTTACAGATAATCTTTTGAAGTTATTAGAGAGCTTTAATTTTTTCTATGAGATAATATATTCCCCGGCCGGAAAGTTCAAGAATATCACGCCTGAAGTCCGTCAGATCCTCCGGAAGCAAGAACCGGAAAAAGTAGAGGAACCGGAAGCCCGGTTCGCAGAAAAACTGAAACGATCGTATGTCCCCGACCTGCTGATCCGACGGCAACTTCTCCCGGAACTTCGGATTTCCCGCCGACAGAAATTGAAAGGATACACTTTCGACTGTTGCCGGATCCCGGAAACAAATATCACGGCAGAACAATTCATTGACGCCAATCAGGCTTATGAAGCGTTTGAGGAATCCCGGGATCCGGTTTATCTTGATCTGCTGACTGCCATCCTCTATTGTTATCCCTATTCTTCTGATAAGGCCCGGGCTTTAGTGGAACAGGTAGAATCGGTTTCCATCGAATTTAAAAACGCTGCTCTACTGAATTTCCTCGGGATACTGAATTATCTCTTCCGGGAAACTCAGTACTCTATTCTTTTCAGTCAGTCCGGATCCAAGACTAAAAAGAAAAACCGGCTTGGGATGAGTGCCATCCTTTTTTCAATGTCAGAAAAAGGGTATGGTCCCCTGCAGGAAGTCGCCGGGTTAAACTTGTTTACCTTCCTTGATCTCATCTACAAAAACATTTCAGATGCTATAAATGAGTGTCTGAGCCTTGAAATGTCGAAAGACGAGATCTCTGAAAAATTGGATATCCCCATTAATATTATAAATGAGTTTGCATGACAACTTTCCAAGACATCTTCCTCTATTTTGCCCGGTTTGCTGACCGGGCTGGTGTACTGAAGAACTTTACGAAAACTTCCGGATCCGACGAATATAACCGGTTTAGAGCTGCCGTGGAGCAGCTACCGGCATCGCCGATAGTTTCCGGTATCAGTGATTTTATTCTGGCCGCCAGTGAAGAGTCCGTAAAAAAGCGGATACTGACCTTCAAATCCACTTATCTTTTCGCCGACTATGGGGAAGTTTCCAGCCGGCAGAGTTCGTTAAAAATCCAGGAGGATTACTTCCAGCTTGCTTTAACGGTAGCACATCCCCTTTCGGCAAATACCCTGAATATGGCAGAAGAAATCGTATTGAATGACCGGCTTTTCACTCTAATTTGCGCCATCCGGGAATACATGAAAAACGACCGGCAGAATCCTTTTATCAAACGGCTTACTTTCCCGCAGGAAATCCAACCCTTCTATGCACCGGCTTTGTCAAATAGTTTCGGCTGGACCATGGTTTTTCAGATGAGCGGGATAGCGATGATATAAATAAAAAAATAATTCATTGTTTGTTTGTATGTTTGTACCAAAAATGATATATTTGCAGTGTAAAAGTAAAAGTTCTTTGATTTATGAAAACATCGGAACTAACAAAGCTGCTTCTTGCAGCAGGATGTTACATCATTCGACGCGGAGGAAACCATGACATTTGGTACAGCCCGATCACCGGAGAGATTTTCCCGGTGGGAAGGCACAAAAGTAAGGAGCTTCCAAACGGAACGGTGAAAGGCATCCGGGAAAAGGCAGGGATTTAATCCCTGCCTACCTTCCCCAACCGACATAAAGAGAAGACTTTTACTTTTAAATTTTAAATAGCAAAACGATGAAAGTGACGGCAATTGTAGAGAAAAGCAAAGATGGATTATATTCCGTTTATGTGAGAGACGAACTTCCCGGTTTTGGATTAAACGGGCAGGGAGAAAGCGTAGAGGAAGCGAAAAGTGAAATGCTGGAAGCGTTTTCTGAAATTAAAGAAATTCTCGAGGAACAGGGGAAAGAAGTACCAGAATTGGAGTTTGAATATGAATACGATCTCCAATCGTTCTTCAACTATTTTAACTGGATTAACGTATCTAAGTTAGCCGAAAAGGTTGGTATTAATCCGGCTTTATTGCGCCATTATAAGAAAGGCCTTGCTTTTGCCTCCGAAAAGCAATGCGAGAAGATCCAACGATGTATTCATGAGTTGGGCGGTGAATTAACTACCGCAAAATTTTAAAACAGGAGAACTTTACTTTTACAATTAACCCCGGATGGCCTCCGGGGTTTTATTATTTAAAAATATATATTTGTGGGTAATAAATATAATTGTTATGAAATTGCGTGGAATTTGGTGGTTTTTAATTGATTTCTTAAGAAAATATGGTTGGTTTATATTGATTGCCACATTGCTTGTCATATTTTTAATCCCATTGGTAAAAATCTATTGTGGTGCAGATCCTGATGATATGTGTATGTTTGGACTTGATAATCTAAAGGATTTTTTCACATTGTGGATAAGTCTATTCGGGGTTGTGGGAATTGCTATAAATGTCATTCATAGTCAAATTCGTATACGTTTACAAGATAAACTCATACACCAGCAAGAAAAACAAGGCCGGGATAATCGATTTGCAAAGAGTGTAGAGTTATTAGGGCATGAAAGTGAATCAGCAAGAATGGGAGGGGTATATAACTTACGCTTTTTAGCTGAAGAATTTTTTAATGAATATGGAGATTGTGTATTTTCTATACTTTCTTCTCATGTTAGGGTAATAACGAGTACTCCGGATTATCAAAGCAGATACAAAGAGAAACCTTCAGATGAGATACAATCTATATTGGGTATCTTAACACACTTCTCATGTTTTATAAGGTCTCATGTCAATTTAATGAATTCTTACTTGGCAGGAGCAGATTTAGAAAGAGTAGATTTAAGTGGGGCAAATTTAAGAGGAGTAAATTTTAGGGGGGCGAATTTAGAAAAAGTAGATTTAAGAGGAGCAAATTTAGTGTTAGTAGATTTTATGGACGCAAATTTAAGAGATGTATATTTAACGCGAGCAAATTTAACAGGGGTATATTTTAGGGGAGCAAAGTTGCAAGGTGTTCATGTAAGTGAAGATCAGAAATTAGATATAGTGATTTCCGGGGGAGTATTGGAAGATTAAAATTGGGGGAACGACACAAATACGTAAAATAGAGGAAGGGTTGCATCACTTGGCTGATGAACTTAGAGCCATAGCATTGTTATGGTAAGAGGCTGGTCTTCGAAAGGAATTGATTTTGAATCAGCCTCTTTTTGTGGGGTGGATTTTTATTTTTAACGGAAATATATAAATTGCAAGCTCATTTAAAATACAACAATTATGAAAAGTGGTGTAATATTAATTCTGCTATTCTTGAGTTTGGTATCCCATGCTCAGGAGTCAGAGAGATTGACTTTTTCAAAGGTGATACCCAAAGAAAATGTAGATAGTAAAAGTATTTTTGTCGCTGTCAAAAGCTGGTTTGGGATGAACTTTGTCTCAGCAAAGAGTGTGATTGAAGTGGAAGACAAGGATGCCGGATTAATTATTGGGAACTCTCTGGTTCCTTATTCAAAAGGAGGGTTAAGCTATTCTGCATACGAAGGGGATTTGAAATTCACATTAAAAATTCAGATTAAAGATAATCGTTTCAAAGTAACGGTTTCTAATTTTCTGCATGAAGGAACGAGAAATCCGAATTATGAATTAGGAGTTCTGACGACTTCCGAAACGTTTACTGATAAGGGAATGAATAAGAAATTTCATAATATAGTATGGGCTGATCTGAAAACTAAAGCTGAGCAGATCGCTAATAAATATTTCCTTGATCTATCAAAAATTGAGATTAAGAATCAAGGCTCGGAGGATGATTGGTAATAAGGCAAAATTCTTTATCTTTGCAACGTTCCCGTAGGGGAATATACGGTTAAGAAACTGTGTACGCTTACGTAAGTATTCTCGGTACGAAAATTCGCCAGATTGTAATACCAACAGAGAAGAACTCGCAAGCGTACCACGCGATATACGTGGTGCGCTCTGTTTTGTTCAATCTGTTGGTGGTTCTGGCGAGCCTTCGTACCGGTTGTTCAAAAACATCGCATCACGTTTTTGTATGTATAAAAGATACCTTCCATATCTCGCCGGCCTGATACTCCTTACCATTCTGGGGATTTTTTTCTATTACGACATTTTACGGGAACAAGAACGTGAGCAGGCTTATGAACGGAAAATAAAAGCCATTGACCAGCAGCTGGCCAAAATTCACCGTGAATATGAATTGATAAACGATAACGGTTCTGATTGGCAGGAAAAGTGGGAAGAATATATCCGGGAAGAATTAGCTTTTGATGATTTTGGACCTGTTTAAGCGTTTTTCTATGTTCAAATTTGGTCAATTCAAAAAAAAATCTGACCTTCGTGGTGTTCAAGAAAATCGTGAGACGGAGATAGGCCGCCTCGCAATCCAGAGACGGATTTTTTTTGCCCTATCAGAAATATATTATATTCTAAGCGGTTGTGTACCCCCGTTCTGGTTCCTTGGTTGTTCAATCGAGGAGCTGCTTAAAGGCAGTTTTAATTTGCCAGAAGGTCTCACGAGATTCTTGAACAGCGGGAAAGGCACGCCGCTTTTCTGTTGCCTACAAATGTTCAAATCTCGTGTTATGAAAACAGTAAACTTATTCCAGGTTACCCCGGAAACGGTAGCCCAGCAGAAAACTTTAGTCGACAACTTGTACGCATCTCTTATGCGTAGGATCCACTCGGATGATTTCGAATCGTATCGCCAGCGTTGGGCCAAGGCTCGTGCCTTACTTGCCGAAATGCAGGGAGCTTTATACTTTGCCCGGAAGGAGGTGTGCCATGGATGATATTGTTGCAAAAAGACAGAAATTAAAAGGGATGATTCAGAAACAAGCCGAAGTAATTACTGAATTTACAACCGTTTTTGAATTTGATGAAAAAGCCGATCCGGATATTTTGACAGGGATAGAACGTACGATGGCGAGCAGTTATCAGGACCTTTCATCCGGATTTTTCAGTATGGTAGAGTTATCGGGAGAACTTTTAATAGAGGAGGTGCGTCATGGTAATGAACATTGAAGGAGTAAACTTTTCCAGCGAGATGCTCTCGGAACTTCGGTACATTCAGGATCCGGAAATTACAAGGGTAACTTTAGAAAATATTGATACGGTATTGGACTATATACTGGATCCGACGCCAGAGGCTGATGATGCCAAGCGGCTGGACATGGTTACAACCGTACACAATTTGTCAAAATTCATTAAAACTCTATCACAAAAGGAGGTTGGTTATGAAGGAGGAAAATAAAAAAGGAATTCCCAATGTTGAGCAGGCTCCGGCCCCCCCGGAGCCGGAGATATCGCCGGCGGTTTTCGATTTGCTCGATGCTTTCACGGCTCACTTAAAGCCTGCAGCTTCCCTTATTGAAGCAACAAAGCGGTATACAACAAAAGAAATCATTGCTGCTATCAAAGAATTCAATGCTGATCTGGTCATAAGAGACAGTGTGGTGGTGGAATATTTGGAGACGCGTGGATTCCACTATGAGGCCCTACCGGATCTTTACAACCTAAAATTCCATTGGCTGTTCGCTGAAAGGTAGGTAGTGCCGGGACAGTTCCTTCGGGGGCTGTCCTTTTTATTTCTTCCCGCATCCGGTAGTTTTGCCGGAAAACGATGTGATGCTTACCGATGATTTTATAAAAGGAGCCTTCATCCGGAAGGCGGTAAACGAGGACCTGCAGACCATCCGCGAACGTCAGCTCATGATCGTCCGGGATGGTGAGTACCGGCATGGCGCCGGCGGATATCAGGCATCACTTCGTAAAGGCTCTTTAATGAATGAACACACAGGACGTCTGATTTCAGCACTATCGGGTAACGCCTATCAGATTACCGGTTCCGGCGCACAGCTCCAGTTCCGGTCGACAGTTCCAATCTACATCCGCTTTCTGGACATGAAGCACCTGGGAGATTGGCGGATTTATAACCGACAGATATGGGGAATTCTTTACAATAACTCCTATCAGGAAATACGGTTTGGATTTACAGACGAAGTCCGGGAATTCCTCCGGAAGAGTTTGGATCCGCACCACTATAATGTAAAATCCAAGGTCTGAACTTGTCCTTCAGTATCCAGCGATGGCCGGGTACTTTCGCTTATCAAAACCGATAAGTGATGGCAAAAAAACTTACAGAAGACGAAATCAAGTGGATTCTTTCGCTGGATGCCACTCAAGCCCAACAATCCATTCACAAACTCACCAAGGCTAACAAGGAGCTGGAGAGTAGTAATAAGGCTATTCGGGCTGAAATGGCCAGACTGACAGCTCAGGGTAAAGCAAACTCGGCTGAGTACGAAAATTTAAACCGACAGCTTAAATCCAACTCCGAAGCGATATCCAAAAACAAGGCTCAGATCCGGGAGCATGAAAAAACGCTGGGCCTTGAAAACATGACCATGAAGCAATTGGAGAAACGATATAAGGATCTCCAGAGTGAATTAAAAAACACTTCAAAGAATCTCCAGCCACAGCAATGGAATAAACTGAACAAAGAACTCCGGGACACTTCTGTTGCCATGGGCCGGGTGAGCAATGAGACAAAGAAAGCTACTGGCATTTTCGGCGGGCTCAGCCGAATGAAGGCTGTTGTGCTGGGCGGTTTCATGGCCATGGGGAGTTATATCAGCACACAATTTCTGCAAGCGATCCGGAATGCTTTCTCTACGATCGTCGGTTTTGAAAAGGCAAATTCCGAACTGGCCGCTATACTCGGTAAAAAGAAAAAGGATATTTCCGAACTGACCGAAGATGCCAAACGGCTGGGAGCTGCTACAAAATACACAGCCGGTGAAGTAACCGGATTACAGATAGAGCTTGCCAAATTAGGCTTTAATAACAGGGAAATACTACAGGCAACTGAACACGTACTCCAATTTGCTGGGGCTACCGGGGCCGAATTGCCGGCAGCTGCCAAACTTGCCGGATCTGCACTCCGGGCTTTCAATCTTCCGACACAAGAAACAGAGCGGGTGGTTTCGACCATGGCTATCGCTACCACAAAATCGGCTTTGAACTTCGAATTCCTCGAGTCAGCCCTTTCTACTATCGCCCCGGTGGCCCGGACGTTCGGCTTTACGATTGAAGAAACGACCGCCCTGCTGGGTGTTCTGGCGGATAGTGGATTTGACGCTTCGTCTGCAGCCACAGCAACCAGAAACATACTTTTAAATCTGGCTAATGACACCGGAAAACTGGCCACCGCCCTCGGGCAACCCATCAAATCGCTGGATGATCTGGCACCAGCACTCATCAAACTTCGGGATTCAGGTGTGGATCTGGCCACTACTCTCGAACTTACGGATAAACGAAGTGTTGCTGCTTTCAATACATTTCTCCAGTCGGCCGAAAAAGCAACGGTACTTCGGGATTCTATAACGGATGCCGGTGGCGCCCTGAAGGAAATGTCTGAGGAAAAACTCGACAGTGTTGCCGGATCTGCGAAAATAATGGAAAGTGCCCTCGAGGGACTGATACTTAAATTTTACGAATCCCGGGGAATCATGAAAGCTGTTATCGACGGGATTACCGGGATTATTAATGCTCTGAGCTGGTGCGTTGGTAAATTTACTGAGTATCGGGCCGTTCTGATTCCTCTAACTTCGGCCATGGTTGCTTACGTAGCTGTCCTGAAGACTTCGGTCGCTTGGAAAAAGAAAAATGCGATCGCTACCGGTGAGCAGATTGCGATGAGCAAGACTGAAACTCTTCTGGCAAAGTTGTCGACTGCAGCCATTGCGGCCAAAAACACAATTGTTGGGATCCTGACCGGTAAAATCAAATTGGCAACGGCCGCCCAGAAAGTCTGGAACTTAATCATGAGTCTGAACCCCATTGGCGCTGTTATCAGTTTGGTGGCCGGATTGGTGACGGCACTGGTCATGTTTGCCGGCAAAACTTCTGCTGCAGCTAAAGCGACAAAAAAGCTGAATGAAATACAGAAGGAATTTACAACAAATCTGGCTGCTGAACGTGCAGAGATGGATTATCTGTTTAAAGTAGCAAAAAATGCAAACTCCGGTACTGACGCCCGGCGTACAGCCATAAAAATGTTGAACGAAAAGTATGGAGAGTATCTGCCTTCCCTGTTGACAGAAAAAAGTACACTCGAGGAAATCGAAAAAGCACAGCGTTATGCAAATGACGAACTGGTACGTTCCCTTTCCCTTAAAGCGAAAAAACAAGCCCTTGAAGAAACGACAAAAGGCTACATGGAAGACTACGAAGAGCTTTATAATAAGTTCATCAAACGCATAAGTAAAGGGAAGAGCGAAGAGCAAAAGCAGGTCGTACAGGCTCAGGTGAATGATATCTTGTCATGGCTGAAAGATTCCAAGATTGAGTATAATGTTGACACCAAGGCCTTGAAATCTACCCAGAAGGAGTACAATGAACTATCTTCCAAAATTATGCTCTTCGAAAAAGAACATGGCCGGCAAGGGACGGATACGCGAAGCTGGATTTTAGAGTTACTGGGAACCACACAAAAGATGAACCGGGAACTCGACCGGCAATCGAAGTATTACGATAATATTGCCAACAGCATCACAAATACAAGGAAAGCAAAGACTGACGGAAATAGGGATGATCCGGATCCGGAGAAATCAGTAGAGGAAACTTCCCTGATTAAAAAGCTGGAGGAACAGAAGAAAAAAATCCAGAAAGAGTGGAAGGAGGATACGGAGGCCAATATCACGCTTAAAAATAAGGAGCTGGAGAAAATTGACAAGGAAATTGAACGTCTGAAGAACCTCGGCAAAGTAAAAGCCCAGCAGAAAGCTGAAACTGAAAAGGAAAAAAAGAAAAAGAAAGAGGATAAAGAAGACAAAGGAGCCGTTTCTACTTTGAAAAAAACGGATAAATCTGCTCTCAATGCAGAGGATTCTCGGTATAAAAAACAGAAAATCGAGCTGGACAATTTTCTGGGATCCCAAAAAATAAGTCAGGAGCAACATGACATGATGATGCTCACAATGGATGCCATCACGGCCGAAAAGCGTCTGAAAATTGCGCAACAATATCTTCAAGACGCCGAAGCACTCGAACTTCATAACGGCCAAAAGAAAAAGGAAATTGTTGAAGAAGCGAACCAGAAGGTTTTGGATGCTGAAGCTGCTCTGGCAAAAACCCGTGCCAAGCAGACAAAAGCGCTGGAGAACATGCTCCCGGAGTTTAAAGATAAGTTTAACCTAACCAACCAAGACGATGAATTAAATCTCCAGATGAAAGTCTTGGAGGCATCTTATCAGGCTCGGCTGCAGATGGCCCGGGAGAATGGTAAGGACACAACAGCCCTGACAAAAGCATACGAACAGGCGAAAACGAATATTCTTCAAAAAGCTGAAGACGAACGCCGGAGTGTTCGTTCCCAGTACGGGCTTGTCACTATGAAAGAACAGTACCGGGCCGAGCTGCAGATACTTAAGGCCAACCACCGGAAAGGCCTCCTTTCTGAAAAAGAATACCAAAAAGCCAGGGGAAAACTGGCAAAAGAATACTATCTGGGGGAAGTACAGCGGTGGACATCTTTGGCCAATGGCGCCATCGGAGCGCTTCAGGATGCTGAAATGGCCCGTATCGACGCAAAGTACGATGTTGAGATCCAAGCGGCTCAAGGGAATGCTGAAGAAGTAGAACGGCTGGAAAATGAAAAAGCCCAGAAGAAGCTGGACGTGGAAAAGAAGTATGCAGATGTTCAATTTGCTATTAAAGTCAGCGAGATCATTGCCAATACCGGTCTTTCTGTCATGACGGCTTTCGCCCAACTCGGGCCGATTGGCGGCGCCATAGCGGCAGCTATGTTGACCGCAACCGGCGCCATGCAGATTGCTGCAGCCAATGCCGAACGGCAAAAAGTAAAAAATATGACATTAAACGGTGGCGGCGAAGGTGGTGGTACGGCAGAGAGGGTTGTTTCCGGGTTTGCAGAGGGTGGTTATACTGGTGATGGGGGGCGCTACGACGTTGCAGGCCACGTCCACCGAGGAGAGTACGTGGTTGCTGTCCCGGAGATGCGTAACCCAATTGTTCTGAATCATGTTCGGGCAATCGAGGCTTTCCGCCGACAGCGTACCTCCGTCAATCCACTGCCCGGCCAAGGGTATGCAGAAGGCGGATATGTAGACACGGCCGGTACTCAACCGAAAGAAGACCCGGAAAAGAAGATGATACTTGAAGTGATAGCTGGTTTAGTCAAAGAAGTCCGGGGAATGAAAGATAAGCCGATCAGGGCATACACCGTATATAGCGATAATCAGGCAGCAAACGAACTCATGTATAAGGCAGAAAAAGAGTTTACCAAGGGATCCTGATTTGTCCTTTCTCCAAGAGGTTTTCACTTCTAAATTTGAAATAAAAACAATATGAATAAAATGTTTGAATATCTGACTGACCAGCCATTCCTGCGTTGGGTTTTTACTGGCATCGGAGGCTTGTATGCTTACATACAACCTACTTACGTTTACCTTTGGGTATGTATATTCGCCATTCTTCTGGATTGTTTTTTTGCGTGGGATTTAGCCCGTCGGGTAGCGAAAAAATATGATCTACCTCGGGACCTGGGAAAGTTCCAGAGTAAAAAAAGTGGTAAAGTATTTTTCTCCACTCTTCCGAAAGTTTATGGTTTAATTCTACTGGCGTATTTCATGGACCAGATATTAATCCCGTTTCAAGAGCTTTATCTCCCTAATATTACAGCCTTTGCATTTTGTGGATGGGAAGTATATTCTTGTTTAGAGAACTGGTCATCAGAAAATACGAGTGCTTTTGCTCGTTTGCTGCAAAAGATCATGGTAAATAAAGCCGAACGGGTAACCGGTATGCCCATTTCTGAATATCTAAAAGAGATAAAAAGACAGAAGGAGGGGAATCATGGCCAATAGAATGATTATATTACTTTGTTTGCTTTGTTGCGGATGCAATGTTGAAAAGAAACTTTCTTCCAATACGGTAGAACATAAAGAGAAAAACGCCTCTCGGGAGTTGTTCGATAAAAGTTTTTTGGATAGTTTATACCGCTCCCACTTAAAAATCTCCATATCTTATACGAAAGAAGACTTTTTACCGGACACGAACTCTCGGCCATATCCGGCAGAAACCACTTCCATTTCACCGACGGGAAAACCTGATAAGCCCGTGCCGGTAAGCCGGGAACAATTTACGCTCGACATTCAATCAGATGTGGAAAAACATGTTCAGGAAGGAGATTCTCTTGTTGATAAAAGTGCCGTCCGTAAGACAGCAGATTCAAAGACTACCAATACTCAAACAAAGGAACGGTCCGTTTCGTGGAAATTCCTGATCTGGATCTCCCTGCTGCTTGTCTTGGTTGCCAGCACGATCTATTGTGCAAAAAAGAAGATAAACCCTTTCGTCCAACTCTTGAAATTACTGCGAAAATGTCTGTAGTCATTAAACATCCCAAAGGTGTAGTTGATATTGATCCGGAGTTTTCCCTTGACATCGAAATAACAAATCCGGTATTTTCAGAACGGGGAAGTATGACTTATCCAGCTACTCTTCCTGCATCAGCTCGTAATCGCAGAATTTTGAACAACGCGCAGCGACTGGATGCCGTAAATGCTCCGGATAGCGACGTCCGAGTCGTGGTTGAAGATGGAGTTTACCGACGTACCGGAAAATTGAATGTTTTAGGAGCCGGCATAAAATCCGGCATTTCAATTAATATCGGTTTTGATGAAGGAGAGATGTACTCATTATTTGAAGATACAGCTTTATCAAAACTTAGCTGGCCGGTTGAGAATTACTACGACGCCTATACAGCAGCTGACTGGCTCGGACAAGTAATGCGAGAAGAAGTCGAAACGAACTATTACGTGTTCCCTATCCAAACGGGCGGAGATACGGTCAATGATGTATATTATCCGGAATATTTAAATCGTCCGGATTTTAGTCGGGAATCCAGCCGCTGGGAACTTATTTCTGAGGCCCGATATGAAAATTGTATTAGCAATGGAGCTGTTGTGAAGACGATGGTACCTGAAGGCTATGGCTGTACCCCATTTCTAAAGGTCCACTACATTTTAAAACACATCTTTGAACATTTCGGTTATTCTGTCATTGAAAATCCCTTTGCCACACTCGTACAACTCCGGCGGATGGTCGTTTTGAATAATATTGCGGATACAATTGTCAGAGGTACGATTAGTTACTCGGAACTATTGCCAGATTGCACTATTAATGAGTTCTTTAATTCCTTGTATGTCAGAACCGGCATGGTTTATTTCGTCGATGGAGCTAAAAAAACGGTCCGGATAAAATTTTTGAAGGATATGGTAAACGCTCGGGGAACTGCCGATTGGAAAAATTATATTGCTGCGGCGCCATCAATTTCTTTTGCTACCCCCAAAAGAATCGTTCTTTCTGCCAATACCGGTTTTGATGGGGCTGAACCTCAAAAAGAGACCCTTAAACAGTTTCTTGCTCAATATAATAACAAGGTTGTCGAAGACGGATCCATCCTCTTTGCTGACGGAGGGGTATGCTCAGAAGAAGTTCTCAACGGAGAAGCTCCTTTGTTCTATGAACGTAGTACAGGCAGGTATTATGAATTTGATTTCTTTGATAAGTCGATAAAGTTTAAATCAACAGAACTCTTTCCTTGGGATACAGAAGATGACAAAATTGAAAAAGAGGAGTTAACTGGAGATGATGAGTGCCTTGCTATCAAAAAAGTGAATTGGGGGATGTTTGCTGGGCTTGTTCCACAATATTTGGCAGGCTATGTTCACCATCATACTGTACTCAGTAAAAGTGGATCCGACAATGAAAAAGAAGGAGAAACCCCCTTGGCTTTTTGTTTCAAATTGCCTGGTTTGAACGTACCAATTGGCAACATATATCCTTATGATGTTGGTGGATACAAAATTACAGGATTCGATTATGCTTTAACCTTCACCGGAGAAAACGGAGCCTTCAACCGTTTTTTTAAGGACTATGATGCAATTCTTCGGCATGCCAATGCTACAGTCGAGTGTGATATCAATTTACCTCGGCCGGTACTGTTTTCAGTCGATCTATCTCAGCCGGTTATGATTGACGGACAACGTTTCCTAATCGAAAGCATTAAACATCCGCTCCCATTGCTGCCGGACTCACCGCCAAAGCTGAAGCTCCGTACATTAAAACTTTTAGAGCCTTACGATCTGTCAGAGCAGGAAATCCCCGTGGCTCGTCCGTGGTTCAAGTGGGTTATTATAAGTGGAATGGATGAAAGAGCACAACAGTTGATGAAGACATGGGCGGATGCAAAAGGATACTCATTGGCTGCTTGTAGTTATAAAATTGATACAAAAAATTACACGGAATTCCCTGAAAAAGGTGATTTCCCTTTAAAACCGCCTCTAACCTTGAATGATACACCGATAGTGTGTTATTATAAAATGAAAGTGTTATTGTATCATGCTAAACACAGTAAGGCTTATAGTTTGGTAAGATACCCCGTTACGGCAAAGCCTGACTATACCTTTTATTGGTGGCGGGATCACAATTGATTTGTCCTGTGAATGCTTTAAGGAAAAATACAGTTTTGCGTTATGGATTCAGTGCAACAAATAACAACAGCTCCGGAAACTACGGATGTAAACCGGCTTTATGAAGCCTATAAAACTTTACCGGGCAATGAGTCGAAAAGCCTGCATGAATTCTGGCTTTTCATGACTACTCCATCCCCGGAAAGAAATTATTTTTTAGAAAGTAAAGCCCGATCTGTACCGGCTTTTGCTGATAATCTGGTTATGGATAGATACGAAGGAAAATGATAAGTGCAAGTATATCTCCCACTCCGATTGCTCTGGCCGGTAATCCGGTCGTACTTTCGATATATTCCACTTCGGTAGCAACATTCAGGATTGATAATATTTACACCGGTTCTGTCGAGGCCGGTACTACCGATATACATATTAATGAGATCTTACAGGAACTACTCCCGGAATGGTCTTTCCGTGATATCCCGGAAAACCAGCAAAACAACCGGATTGTCCCTGTAGGTATTTACAGGGACTACAATATTACTGTAACCAACACGCAAGGGAACCGGACAATTCTTTCCCACACGATTCTCCCCGGGGGAGTGAGTAAAGACATGCTACGGGCACTGGTCTCCGGGAACAATAACATATTCAATTTCAAACTTCTTAACTCATCTACAAACTTATTCATGACGTCCCGCACAAACGGACAGTTTATCGTTATGCGGGAAACTGAAATCATGCCGATCGTTTTTTTATATCCTGGTGGCAATATGAGAGTAGTTGCCGGAGACATTACGCTTGACATTCCTGCCGGGACAGAACGCCGGCCATATGCTTTAAATATTCCTGCCATTCGGAAAGAACTTTTTGATAACAACCGGCTTTGTAACCGTTTCGATATCTATTTTGACCAGAACTATGCGGCGACGGTGTTGCTTACTCCCGGTGCGGTTACTAATGCCAGATACATCATCGAATTTTTAAACAGCTATGGCGTTTACGAACGAGTAGAAGTGACCGGCAGTGTGAATCTTGAGCCGGAGGCTGACGAGGAGTCGATCTATTCTGTTTATGACCCAGTTGTAAATGATTATGTAGAAAAACGAGACCGGCGACCGTCCCGGAACATTCTGCAGGTTGAATCCGGATTCAAGACTCAGGAGGAGCTTATTTTTCTGATCGATATGCTTGCTTCAGAGAAAATTTTTCTATTGGGATATGGAGAGCAACCGATCGAATGTACAGCGTCTGCAGAAGACATGTCTATCGCACTCGTTAGCCGGGAGCCAGCCAGCCTTCATATCACTTTACGATTCGTCGATAAAGACACTCATTTTACGCATTCTGTCCCTTTAGATTTTGACGAGAACCGGATTCATGTAGATCAATTTTCACAGCAATTCAACTGATGGCAGTACTTTCACAGTCAGCGGCAGATGCCTTAATTGATAAAATTGATAAGGCTATTTTGAAACACAGCGTTTCCAACCGGGATGTTGCCGCCGTACTTGGTTTTCTGAACTACATCCTTAAATCCGGAGAATCGGACAAGTTCCTTCGGAAAGATGTTGAAGATACGGCAGCCGGTCTGATCCATTTCCTCGAGGGGATCGATGTAAAGGATATGGTTCGGACTGAAGGCCTCCATGTCGCCGGAAATAGTAGTTTTGACGGCAACCTGACTTCAAAAAGATTCGTATCCGGCTTCCCGGAAGGATCCGGATGGGCTTTATTTGTAAAAGAAATACTCAATGCTGCCGGTGTAGTGGAAGAATATGCTTCCTTGGAAATAAGCGATCTAACTATCCGTGGCTGTTTCCGGGTATATGAGATGATTATCAGCCAGCTACTGGGAGAAAATGGGACCCGGCTGACTACAGATATGATGAAAGTGGCCAGTGTGGATCCGGATAGCAAGAAAATCCTGCTCGATACGGAAAAGGGAATACTTTATAATCCCTTTCAGCCGGGGGATATAATCATGGTTCAGCATTACGGTCCTGCAGGTACCTTGGAAAAACGATATGAATTTAGCGTCGTTGATGCCGGTTGTGGAACTGCTGAGAACGAAGATAGGTTGGATTGGCTTACCTACGAAAATTTTATTGGCAATGAAGCCGATATCGCTCCCAGAGACACGCTTGTCCGGGTGGACTCTCTGACGAATCCTGACCGGAAAGGTATCATCAAACACACTTCCATCGAGCCTGGTTCTCCTTATATTGATATCATAACCGGCCTGAAGACAAATCCGGAGAATTCCGTCCGGACGCGTTTTGGTCGGCTGGACGGACTCATTACTCCAGAGTTCGGCCGGCTATCCGGTTACGGTATTTATTGTGATAATATTTACGCTTGTGGCGTATTCCGGCTTCAAAACGGAGATGATGTTCAGACGAAGTTTGAAATACTCGAGGGGAAGATATCGTCAGAGATTCATGCGGTACTCGACAAATTCACCCAAGAAGATAATTTCCTCCGAAATACGGCATTTTCCAATAATATGCAATATTGGGAACATGAAACGGATATAGTTACCTATAAAATAGGTGCAGAACCAGTCATGTTAAACGGCTTTCTTTTTACAGAAAAGAAAAAAGTTGCTGCTTTGGTTGAAATTGATAATCGGCTTGTTCTTCAGCTCCGGAACAGTTATATCAAGCAGTATAATAAGGATCTTTTCCAGCCAGAACCCAATCGTACGCTTTATCTTACAGTAAAATATTTTTGCCGGGAAGCTGGTATACTAACTTGCGGTTTTGAAGGACAAGAACTGTTTTATGAAGAAACAATTGAACCGGCTGGAGAGTATGTCGAAAAACTCATTTCCGCTCCATGGGACGGATCCGGGGATTTTTTGCTGAAATTTACCGGAGATATGTATATCTCCATATTAACACTTACTTACAACGAACTACAGGACTTTATTGTTGATACGACTACCCGTTTTGAGCAAACGAACGAGCGTATTTCTTTGCTTGCGGAGTCCGTCCACACTTTGCATGGTGGCCTCCAGGAGCATATTGCTTCCTTTCATGTAACTTCGGAGAAGATTAATGCGATGGTCAAACGGACCGATACGCTAAATGATGAGATTCAGGGGATCAACGAAACAATTGCTTCTGCCGGCTGGATTACAACAGCTGACGGAAATAAGTTGTGGGCCGCCCTTGAAACGGTAGACGGTATCGGCAATTTGGTAACAGAACATGAGTCTGAATTAAATGTAGTGGCCGAATCGATCTCTGCAATTGTCCAGAGTGTGGGAGAAAACGCACAAGGTATTCAGGAATTAAAGAAAGCCGGCTTTATTACCAAGTCCGATGGAAATAAGTTCTGGGCGTCGAAGGAACTGGCTGATGGCAAGACGATCATCTCCTATATTAATCAGACTGCAGAGCAAGTCACCATTAACGCCGACAAAATAAACCTCCGGGGTGCTGTCTCGTTTGACGATTTCGATTTGACAATTATCAGTGACGATGGAAAAATAAAAACAGCATTACTTGATGTAGATTCAATCTTGGCTCAACAAGCGAAGATTGGAGACTTTAAGATTGAAGGCGGAAGTATCTTTTCTGAAGATAACGCTTATTCGTACTCAAACTCCCGCTTTTTCATGTACGCGCACGGTAGCAGTTTTCTGGGGTTTTCTTCAAAAAACGCTTGGGTAGGTATCGGCTTAAACACAATGCCGGTTTCGGGCGGTTGGCAGGCTCTTGGACGGTTTGAAAGTCTGGAAACTGACAACTGGGGTGTAAAGTTAGGATTGTATGTAAATGTAGGCAATGGAACATATAATCGGAATTACGGTTTATATTCATTACAGGCCTGTCTTACAAATGAGGCTTTTCTTTCATTAGGTTGTAAAAAAGTCTACTTGACGGATTCGCTTACTTATTCAATGGATGTTGGCCGTTACGATAAGTTTGTGTTTTCGGCAGCGAAGTCATACAATGTTCTTCTTCCAAGTAAGAGCACCATACTCCATACTTTTAACCTTTCTATGTTTCCACCGGATTGGGGTTTCCGCTTCATGATTAATTTAGACATTAACTGCGCTCCGTTGTGGATTAAACCACCTGCTGATGGTTCGATGGCTTTAACTGACCAAAATGCAAATACAATTGGAGACATAAAAATGTGTGAAGGAGATACAATCGAACTTCTTGTGTTTGAAAATTATTATCGATTAATACAACATCATGACTAATATGCAAATAGACTTTAGGAAAATTCCCGTTTTGAAGATTGACGGTTCAAAAGAACAAACAGACCTTTCAAAACCGGTTGGTAATCTGATATTCGATCAAACTGGAGATATCAGTGAGATGGATCTGGCCAAAAAAATCTATTACGAGGGTGAAGTGAATCTTAGTCCGGATCAATTGGAAAGCATTCGTTCGATTATTTCTCAAACAAAAATTAAGGCTTATATAAAAGTTTCCCTTTTAGAAGCGTTAAATACTCTAAACCATGGTACTAACGGATAACGAAAAAAGAGAATTGGCTCTTGAAGTTTTACGATTACTCCGAGAGCAGTCCATCGGCGTTAATGAACTTCCGGCCGCCGACACTATGGATGGAGTAGGATCTTTACCGGCCTACCAGACAAAAGATGGAGTTGTGACGGCCGTGGTCGTTCCCATTAGTTTATTAGGGAAACCTGCTCTTGATGCTGCCGGCGTGGCTCAGGAAGTCATCGAGCAAGCCCGGAAAGCGATTGCTGATACCGAAATAGCGACAACAGCGGCGAACAATGCTGTCGGCAGTATAAATGCATCGAAACAAGCAGCTGATAAAGCGACCCAGACTGCTCTTGATGCTGCTGGTAGTGTAGAGGAGTCTAAAACCGCTGCCATCGAAGCTGCTACTTCCGCAAATAAGGCTGCCGAATCCGCTTTCCGTGCCGCAGACGATGCTGATACAATTACGACACTTGCGAGCGAGGTGGCTCAGAGAGCCGAAACAGCCGCAGTTTCTGCAGAAACCGCAGGTACTCTTGCTAACAATAACGCCATATCAGCGGCAGCCGCTATCAAAAATGCCAATACAGCCACAGATGAATGTAAGAAGGTTACTACAGAAATTACAGAATCCGGCGCTTTAGCCCGGACGGCAGCAGGAAAAGCTGAAGAACAAATTGTCCGGATGCAGGAACTTGCTGCCAGCATTGGAGAATCCGGCTCATTGGCTCCAAGCATAATGGAACTTACCTATCTCAAGAAAATAACTTTGGGAAATCCGGTAGTACAAAAAATTGTGGCTTTACTTAAGCCGGAATTTGTAGTTCAGAATGTTTTGTTTTTAGGTGATGATAAAGCCCTGAGTGTGGATCCTGCCGGTCAGCTTACTTTAAATGGACCCGGGAAAAGCCGGATATATGTTATCCCAACCGATAATACACGGATTTATCAGACGATAGAAATTGAAGTGCAGGCTCCGGTAATGAGATTAACTACAGCCGGCGAAATCCGCTTGGATGAAAGAGGAAATATACGTTTAACTTAAATTTTTCAATATGGCTTTTACAGATGCAGAAGAAAGTACGTTAAAAAAAGTGGTAGTAGCTTTTGATAACGCCAAAAAGATTTCACAGCTCGAACCGGGGACCGGGAGTGTTAAAGACTCGACAATTGAAGTGATTCAAAACGGGGAATCACGGCAAATGTCGCTTTCAGAAGCGGTCGTCACAGCACAAAATGGTTATTGTGGCCGTTATTTTGATGAAACAAACTCTACACCCAAAGCTGCAGGTTATTGTGGTTCATTGGATATGCTTCGGAATTTGCCCAGCCTATTGGGATTAGGATGTTATTTGGTTCAGGATGATCGTTCCCGGCGAAAGCTGGATCCGACAAATCATTATCGGTTCGAAGACGGAAGTCCGGCAAAATTGGATGGTAGTATGGGTCAGTATATGTGGTGCTGGAATGCTCACTATTTTACGACGTGGATGGAAGGAACTCGGACTTATTATGCAATTTCTTTTACCCCTATTGCCGGGAAAAAATCTTATCGGATCCCTTCAGGAGGTACTTCGGCTCTCGGGGGCGGAGTGATTGACAGAACTAATAATATTCTTTGTTCAGTAATAAACTCGGATCCTCAGTTTCGTGGTGGAGGAAATCAAGCAGCTTGGGATGATACCTATAAAAGTCAATTGGGAATGCCGGCAACAGCCTATCGTTATGGCGGTTATTCCGAACTTGCCCGCAAGAGAGGCGAAGGTTGGGAAGCAAACTGGTATGTTGCCCAAGCAGTGACTGAATATTTGTTTATGATTATAATGGGTACAAAGAATTGTCAAGAATCCTTTAATCCTACAAAAGATGAAAACGGATTGTTCCAAGGAGGCTTAGGTTCGGGGGTAACCGTATTCTCAGGTTGGGGTGATTATAATGGGTATTATCCTGTAGTCCCTTGTAGTGCTGGCGTTGAATTAGGAGACAGTTGTGGAGAAGCGTCATTTAATGTTTTGGGAGCTGACGGGAATGTATATGCCAGTGTTAAAATTCCTGTGTTCTTTGGCTTAAAAAATCTTTTTGGACACACTTGGAGTGTTGTTTCTGGCATTGTAACGAATGTAGGGGTAGAAAAGACAGAACATTTTGTTGCTCCGTCGCTTTATGCAGGCTGGTCGCAAACTGACACTTCTGCTCTTTTAAAAGCCGCCGAATCACCGCGTACTGAAGGTTGGATTAAGAAAAAGAGTTTTAATCTTTTGTGCAGGATGCCGACGGAAGTTGGTGCCAGTTTGTCAACTTATTATTGCGATTACTTCTGGCATAACCCTTCATCCCAGGGCCTTCGTGCTTGTCTGTCCTCTTCGCGCGCCGGCGGTGGTACGAATGCTGGCGCGTTTTGCACGTATTCGTACGACGCGCTTTCGGACTCGTATACGACTGTTTCTTCGCCCCTCTGCTTTTTTAACGAGGACCCTATTATGACGAATTAACACGAAAAAACAAAAACGAAAGTTCTTTGATGTATTGGTTGTTGTAAGTAATGGGAATCACTTACCGCCGTAGGCGGTCGATTTCAAATTTTTGATTAATCAAATGAGAATATTGTGAAAACAATCTCATTTTTTTCCTAAATTTGAATGCCGGATAAAATCCTGTAGGTTGTCTCTTGGAAACGGTTTGTAGGCCTTCGTGCTTGTCTGTCCTCTTCGAACGCCGACAATGGTACGAATGCAGGCGCGTTTTGCACGAATTCGAACGACACGCTTTCAGACACGAATACGACTGTTTCTTCGCCCCTACGCAGGTATTTTTTGAAGCGATAGAGAAACCTTGCCTCTTGGCAGAAGATAACAAAACAAAAACGGATGCTGGTAGACTTTTAAAGTTCGACGGTTTCCATTTGAACAATGCAGACACAGTAAACAGACACACGGACACGCTGGCACATGAAAAGGTACGGCAATTTATATGCACAAGTTACCTCCTATGAAAATTTACTGGCAGCTTATCAGTTCGCCAGTAAAAATAGGAAAAAACGCCCTGCAGTAGCAGAATTTTCTTTACATCTCGAAGAAAACTTGCTACAAATTCAGCGTGAACTGCAAAATCACACCTACAAAACTTCTCCTTATACCATTTTTGTCATCTATGAACCTAAAGAGCGAGTAATTTTTAAACTTCCATTTAGGGATAGAGTGGTGCATTGGGCTTTTATGCTTATCGTAGAGCCAATATGGTACGCAAATTTTACCCGTGATACCTATTCTTGTATTCAGGGACGTGGCATTCACGCCCTACTTTACAAACTTCGTTTAGACTTGAAACGTGACCCGGAGGGAACGAGATACTGTCTGAAAGTTGATATCCGGAAATTTTATCCTTCTATAAACCATGCGATTCTAAAAAAAGTAATCCGGAAAAAAATAAAAGATCTGGAACTACTGAATTTAATGGATGGAATTATCGATTCTGTTGAAGGAGAAACTGGAGTTCCTATTGGTAACTACCCATCGCAGTTCTGGGCCAATCTATATCTTTCAGAGCTGGATCACCGGATGAAAGAGGAGATAAAAGTGAGATATTATTATCGTTTTGCCGATGATATCGTAGTGTTAGCGTCTTCGAAAGAGGAATTATCCGGAATACTGATCTGGATGAATGATTATTTACTTTTAGAACGTCAACTTGATTTAAAAAGAAACTATCAGATTTATCCAGTGGAATCTCGGGGTATAAATTACGTAGGATATATTACTTATCATTCGTACTGTCTGGCCCGGAAAGAAAACAAAAAGAAACTTTGCCGGCAGGTTTCTTCTTTACGAAAAAAAGGGATCCCGGAAGAAGAAATTCGGCTAAGAACTGCCAGCAGAATGGGTTTTATGGTACATTGTAATTCACGTCACTTATTAAAAACAATCGATATGCTTAAATTTTCGGACATTAAACCAGAAAAAGGAAATCTATTGGGTACGAAGTATCACATTGAAGAAATTGTGAATAAAACTATCCATTTAAAGGGTTTTAAAGTCAGTGAGAGTAAATTCAATAAAGAAAAATGCATTCAGTTGCAGTTTGATATTTACGAAGAATTAAAAGATAAAGAGGGTAAAACCCTGTTGAAAGAGGATGGTACTATAGAAATGGGGTGGGGTGAACACGTAACCTTTACCGGTTCTCAAGCTCTGATTAAGCAATTAAAAGGAGTAGAAATTAAAGAGCCGGTTGCCTGTAAAATAATAAAACAACCACTGGAACGAGGTAAATTTTTTTATCAGATCGTCGATCCAGATTAATACTGATTAATTATGACTACTCAAATTTATAAGGAAAGAAAGAAGTTCGAAAAATACGATAATGAGCATTATTTGCTTTATTTGAATGAACGTCCGGCAAACTTTATTCAATCATCCGGAACTCAGGAAAGAGAAACGGTTCCTGAACCTGTACCGGGGTATTCCTACACCGGAACAATGCCAGATGGCGGAACTCTCATAAAGGCCAGCCGGGCCAGTTATGAAGAGTTTGTGGCCGGATTAATCCGCCTTAAGTACACTGCAGACGCTGAGAATGCGATAAATGCAAATATGATACTTTCCTTATCGGATCCTACCCATGAACGTGCTGAAGAATTTAAGGCAGAATGGGAAATTTTCCAGCAGTACAGGGAAGAATGTAAAGAAAATGCCAAAACGGTTATTTCTTGAACTTAAGGTGATCGAAAGATCACCTTTTTTGTCCTCTGAGATCTTCTTGTCAGAGAATAGATTTGTCATAAAAATGAACGTTATGGCAAATGCAAACTTACTTTTCCCGTTTATTCTTCAGTATGAAGGAGGCTGGTCTGATCATTCTGCAGACAAAGGTGGTCAAACGAATATGGGGATTACTCTTAAAACTTGGAAGTCGTGTGGCTATGATAAAGATGGAGATGGAGACATCGATGCTGACGATCTCCGGATGCTGAATAAAGATGATGTTTTCCGGGTTTTTAAAAAATATTACTGGGACCGGTGGAAAGGAGATGAGATAAAAAGTCAGGATCTGGCGAATATTTTAATTGATTGGCTTTGGTTATCCGGCTCACTGGGTATTAAAATTCCACAGCAACTTCTGGGAGTAAAAGCTGATGGCATTGTTGGCCCAAAAACTATTTTTGCCCTTAATAATATGCCGGTCCCGGAGTTTTTCTACGAAATAAAGGAAGCGCGTCTTCAATTTATAGAAAATATTATCCGGAAGAATCCATCACAGTCTGTTTTCCGTGGCGGCTGGATTAACCGGTTAAATAGCATAAAAATCGGTATGTAATTGTGCAGATATTGAAAATATAGACCTATTCTGTGCAAAAGGTGTGCGTTTAGTTATATTTGTGTTTCACGCTTTTATCTTATTGCCGGCTTCAATTTGCACAAAAGCACGGTGATTTTCATGGTTATTACGAAGGGGCTAAAATACTCCTTCGTAATTTTTTATCAACTCATTTGCCATTTCGATATCATGAGGTGTATAAAGGTCTGTTGTTGCGATACTGCTATGACGGGCTTGATCTCTTACGCTGAGAGTATCATAATTCCGGAGCATATTGGTTATCCCCGTATCTTTCAAACTATAGAATTTATATTTCTCAGGAAATTTCAAATCTTTCCGGACATAATGAGTCCAGAAGTCTCTAAACTGTTTCGGATCCCGGTACTTTTCTCCTGGGAGAAACTTGTCTGAAAATAAATAGAAATCGCCCGGATAGCTGAAAATATTAAGCTCCAGCATCAGGTGGATTACTTTTGCCGGCAAAGTAATCGTCCCATCACACCGGTTTTTGGAAACCGTATCTGCCACAAAGACCGTCTGGTGTTTTAATGAAAAGTTGTAAATTCGGAGCATAGACATCTCTTTCGGCCGAATGAAGCAATAATTCAGAATATAACAGGCTAAAAGATAGTGTTTGTTTTTTTGGATCAGATATTCCTGCAGGCGGATCAACTCCGGATCCGGAATCGTAGTTCTCTTCTTTTTCTTATTCCGCTTTGAAAGCAATCCTATTCCAGCAATCGGATTTGCAGTTATAAAGGAGTGTTGCAGGCAATACTCTGAAAAGTTATTCAGGAAAGACCGGTAGTTATCCCTCGTAGTGGCTGAATTATCCCTGTCGATGTAAATAGATTCCAAAAATTTAGCACAAAAGTCTTGATTAAATTGGTAGATATAAGTTATCGGTACTTTATTTTCTTCCTTATTCCAATTTTCAAGATTACGGCAATAAGATATATAGGTTTTGTGAGTATCTGGTCGCCATAAATCATCAGAGAACATTTTATCAGCATACTTTCGGTATTTTTCAAGTACCTCTATAAATGTATGGTAAGCATTAGAATTCTCCAATGCTACCCACGGGTTCCATCCTTTGCTGAGTTTATCTGTGAGACGCTGTTTGAGACTTTCTCCATACTTCCGGCGTTTAGTGAGTCCCTGAATAAAATTTATTTTAACTTTTTTCCGTCGCATTTTTCCCTGAAGCGGATCGAAAGCATAGAAACCGACATACCATTCTTTGCCAGTATAAAGCTCCGGCAACGTATAAGCGATAATTTCCTTTAAGGTGGTGTCTGGCTTTTTTTGAGTTTTGGACAT